AATTCGTGCCAGTATGAGAGATGTTGAAAGTTTTGTAGATGAAAAGTTTGAAATGCCGCCATACGTAGTACATAACCATACTAACTATCAGACAAATAGGTTCTGTGCTACGTGGGGTTTAGATTTTGATACACACGGGTTGATGTATGATGTTAAAGAAGACCGTGTTGTATTCCCCGTCCTGCATGACGGTTTGGTTGTTGACGCAGCAGGACGTGCCGTACAGAAAAGACTTCCCAAATGGAAGCGGTACGGTAAAAGCAGCTTGCCTTATTCCTTTGGTCGTGGTAAGGTAGCTGTAGTTGTTGAGGACTGTGTGAGTGCCGCAGTTGTAGGTGATGATGATTTTGTCGGGGTAGCCGTGTTAGGCACATCATTATCAGAAGGACACAAGAGGTATCTTTCACAGTTCTCAACAGCAATCATTGCACTAGACCCAGATGCCCTACCAAAGACACTGGCGTTTGCAAAAGAATTAAGAGGTCATGTATCTAACGTCAGGGTGTTACGCTTGACAGATGACCTAAAGTATCGTAACAAAGTAGACATGGACAATCTAATTAATATAGGAGATGAATTAAATGGAATTATCACTAGTTAGGAGTTTAATGGACAAGGGGTTCTATGATGACCATCGTGGCGCACGTTGTCCAGATAGACTCTTCAGTAAAGATGTACGCAAGATAAAGCAGACAGTTGACACTGCTATGCAGCGTTACGAACGTACCGTAACACCTGATGAAGTTGAAGCATTGTTTATGTCTAACAACCCAACCCTGACTACAGCACAGAAGCAAGCCTACTCTGCCCTCTTTCATAAAATCAAGAACGAGACACCGTTAGGTGGTGACATTGCAGGTGAGGTATTGTCCAAGTTGTTTCAGCAAGTAGTTGGAGAAGACATTGCCAACCTTGGCTTTGATTATGTCAATGGTGACAAGGCTACACTTGAGCCACTACGTAATCTGCTTGAGCAATACAGTGATGACTTCACACCTGACCTACGTGTTGAGTGGGATGATATTGACCTTGACACACTAATATCTAAGGCTGACCTTGAGGCACGTTGGACATTCAACATACCACCTCTTACACGTAAGGTAGAGGGGGTAAATGCTGGACACCTGATTGAGATTGGTGCGAGACCAAACACAGGTAAGACATCCTTTCATGCCAGCTTGATTGCTAGCCCCGGTGGTTTTGCACACCAAGGTGCAAACTGTATTATCTTATGTAACGAAGAGGGGTACCACCGTGTGGGGGCAAGATATCTGACAGCCGCTACAGGCATGACGATGCAAGAGATTAAGCGTGACCCAAGTAAAGCACGTGACCTATATGCACCTGTTAAAGAACGCATCAAGATTAAAGATGCCACTGGTCGTGATATGGCATGGGTAGAGTCCATCTGTAAGACATACAAGCCAGACATTGTTCTGCTCGACATGGGCGATAAGTTTGCTAAAGGTGGGTACGCCAGACAGGATGAAGCACTGAAAGCTAATGCTGTACATGCCCGTCAGATTGCAAAGGAGTATGAGTGTGCTGTGTTTTACATGTCGCAGCTATCAGCAGATGCAGAGGGTAAAATTCTACTCAATCAGTCGATGATGGAAGGTTCTCGCACAGGTAAGGCAGCAGAGGCTGACCTCATGGTTTTGATTGCCAAGAATCCTATCAAGACAAATGAGAATGGAACAGAACAAGAGGAAGACCCGCAGCGTCACCTCAATGTAGTAAAAAATAAGTTGACAGGCTGGCACGGTGTGGTACACTGTCAACTAGAATATAAAACAGCGAGGTATGAAGCATAATGAAATTAGTATTGGATGTAGAAAATACAGTCACGCATCGTGATAACAAGATACACATGGACCCGTTTGAGCCAGACAACTCACTGACTATGATTGGTGTATTGACTGACCAAGGTTTAGAAAGACACTTTCCATTTGACCATGCTGATGAACCTAATCAAGCGGATTACCATGAGCGTGTGCAGTGGTTTTTAGATGAGGCCACCGTGCTAATTATGCATAATGCAGCACACGATTTACTGTGGTTGTGGGAATCAGGCTTTAAGTATGATGGCCCTGTGTTTGATACAATGCTTGCTGAATATGTACTACAGCGTGGTCAGAAGAAACCACTGTCGCTAGAGGCATGTGCAGAGAGATATGAATTAGAAACGCAGAAGGAAGGAACACTAAAAGAATATTTTGCTAAAGGTTATAGCACACGTGACATACCTTACAATGAATTGACTAAGTACCTATCTGCTGACCTTCATGCTACACAGGAACTAGCTGACAAGCTGATGTACAGACTAAACACCAAAGACAGTAGGTTATATGATACAGTTACCCTGACAAATCAGGTTTGTGTCTCACTGTCACGCATATACCAAACAGGATTTACTGTTGACAAGGATGCACTAGATAGTGTAAAACAAGAGTATGAAGAAGAACGAGAACAGTTAGTAAAGGATTTGCAAAAGCATGTTCGTAATCTGATGGGTGACACACCTATCAACTTGAATAGTCCAGAGCAGTTGTCATGGGTTATCTATTCACGTAAGGTCAAAGATAAAACGTATTGGGCTAATACGATTGACCCTTACATGGATGACGATGACTTCCGCAATCTCCTGTCCGATGGCACAGAGCGTCTGTATAAAACCAAAGCGGTTCAATGTACAGATTGCTCTGGGTCAGGATACATAACCAGAATAAAAAAGGATGGCACACCATATGCAAGACCTAATCGTTGCACTACTTGTGATACTGCAGGGTTTCTGTTTAATTCCACAGGCGAAGTTGCTGGTCTCAAGTTTAAGCCACCATCAGCTAAGTGGGCTGGTGCAAATGGTTTTAGTACAAGTAAAGAAAATCTTGAGACTCTAGCTAATATAGCAAAAACAAAGGGCATGGCAGATGCTGCAGACTTTTTGTCTAAGGTTAGAAGGTTGAGTGCTGTTGATACGTATCTGTCCTCTTTTGTTGAGGGCATACGTAGATACACTAAGAGTGATGGTAAGTTGCACGTTCGTTTACTGCAGCACCGCACACAAACTGGTCGGCTCTCCGGGGCTGACCCTAACATGCAGAACATGCCACGTGGTGGTACGTTTCCTGTAAAGAAAGTATTTGTTTCACGTTGGAAGGGTGGTAAGATACTTGAGGCTGACTTTGCACAGCTAGAGTTTCGAGCAGCCGCTTTCCTATCACAAGATGGAGTTGCAATTGAAGAAGTTTCTACTGGGTTTGATGTACACAGTTACACCGCTAAAGTTATTACCGAAGCTGGTCAACCTACGAATAGGCAGGATGCGAAAGCGCACACCTTTGCGCCCCTTTACGGGGCAACTGGATATGGACGTACACCTGCCGAAGCAAAATACTACACCCACTTCACGGAAAAATACCAAGGAATTGGGATTTGGCATACCAGATTGGCTAAAGAGGCTTTAAATACAGGTGTCATACGAACACCATCAGGTAGAGAGTTTGCTTTCCCTGATGTTGAACGCAAAGCAAGTGGCAGGGTGTCACACTTTACACAAATAAAGAACTACCCCGTTCAATCATTTGCCACTGCTGATATTGTACCGATTGCACTTATGCACATTGAGGGGTTGCTATCTAATATGAAATCATGTATAGTAAATACAGTGCATGATAGTATAGTTATTGATGTACATCCTGATGAAGAGAAAGCAGTCATTGAGTCAATTAGTAATACAAATAAAGAGTTACCTAATTTGATTGCATTGAGGTGGGGAGTTAATTTTAATGTGCCTTTACTTTTAGAGGCAAAAATAGGTGATAATTGGCTTGACACGAAAGATGTAAGCTGATATAACTATCAAACTTTCAAAATATAAGGAGTAAATATATGACACAACTAACTACGATTGATACTAATAACTACGCAGCTATGGCTAAAGCTATGGGCATTGCATCAGAAAGTGCAAGCCAAAAAGAAAAGGTCAGTACACTTGCTCGTTTGCGTATCAATCACAGCCCTATCATGGGGCAAACAGAAGTAAAAGGTAAGATGGTCAACATGGAAGTTGTCTCTGGTGGTACATACAAATTAGAGATTCCTGATGGCGAGACTTACTATGCTTCATCAATTAAGATGCGTCCTTTTTTACAGCGTTTCATGTACAAGCGTTTTGTACGTGGCATGGGGGATGCACCTAATCGCTACATTAAAACACTAATGAATGATGACTTGAATGTAGACCTCAAGGATAATGATGGTGGTTTTAATTGTGGCAAACCTGCTGGTTATATCAAAGACTTCAAGGCACTGCCAGAGAAGACACAAGAGTTAATCAGGCAGATAAAACGTGTTCGTGTTGTACTTGGCACTGTAGAACTTAACGAAGCTATAACATCTAATGGAGATAATGCCGATATTAAGTCTATGCCATTTATTTGGGAGATTGACAACCGTGACGCATTTAAAACTGTAGGAGAGAGTTTTACTTCACTTGCAAAAATGCAACGGCTTCCCGTGCAACACATCATTACGGCTAACACTCAGGAAAGAAAGTTACCTAACGGTAATGCCTTTTACCTTCCTGTAGTGTCGCTTGATGTTTCAAAGACAATCAATATCACAGACAAAGACCACGCAATGTTTGCTGACTTTATGTCTTGGATAGATAACTATAACTCATACATTGCTGATGCATGGGCTAAGAAAGCTAAAGCTAACATGGATGAAGATGATGTTGATGTTGTAGATAGTTTGGTTGATATTGAAATAGAGGAAGACGAGGTAGCGTAATGAACCATCCTGCTGAACTTGCATTGCATCAATACATGGAAGATGCAGTATCAGGCAAAACAACAATGTCTGATACAACCATTGACCAAGTAGCAAGCGACATTAAAGATGCGTTAAGTCGGCAGTTTGGTACACAACAAAATGGTGGTGGGTTTACTTTGAGAATGTCAAACATAGGTAGACCCACCTGCCAACTCTGGTATGATAAGAATAAACCAGAGGTAGCTTTACCAAAGCCTACAACATTTGTAATGAACATGATGATTGGAGACATTGTTGAGGCTGTCTTCAAAGGATTACTGAAAGAAGCGGGAGTAAAATATGAAGACAGTAAAAAAGTTACTCTTAATCTCAGTAATACTAACGTGTCTGGCACATATGATATTGTCATTCGGGATGCAGTTGATGATATTAAATCAGCTTCAAACTGGTCATACGGAAATAAGTTTGAGTCCTTCAACACTCTGGCAAGCAACGATGCGTTTGGATATGTTGCACAACTAGCAGGTTACGCAAAAGCATCGGATAAAAAAGCTGGCGGCTGGTGGGTTGTAAACAAAGCTAATGGTCAATTTAAATATGTACCAGCAAGTGGTATTGATATTGATAAAGAGATAGATAAAGTAGAACAGACTGTAAAAACACTAGACGCAAACAAGTTTGAGCGTTGCTTTGAAGCAGAGGATGAAACATTCCGGGGTAAATTTACAGGCAATAAAGTTTTGTGTAAGACTTGTTCGTTCTGCTCTTATCGCAAAGATTGCTGGCCTAATTTGGTACAGCGTCAAGCGGTATTGTCAAAAGCAATAACGCCAAAACTAGTAGACTATGTTGAACTAACAGAGGAGTATAAAAATGCAGGATGAATTACAAGAATTGTTAGACCAGATTAAAGAAGCCGAAACACATCTTGTAGAACTACGTAAAGAGTATCGTGAGAAGCGCACTGCTGGTCTAAGAGCAGCAATTGAAGCACGTAACGAAGCAGACGCTATGATACGTGAGGAGATGAAGGCTATGGGTTACAGTGGCCTTACGTGGAGAAATCTGCGGTAATGCCACCAAACTTTAAAAAGTTTAGGGCTGCACGTAAGTATGGGTACAGGTCAGGCTTAGAATTTAAACTATCTGATTATTTAAAAGAACTAAAGATTGACTTTGGTTATGAATGTATTAAGATAGAATGGGAAGACTTAGCCTACCGTACCTATACACCTGACTTTATTCTTTTCAATGGACTAATAATTGAAACAAAGGGAATGTTTACAGCAGCAGATAGACGTAAGCATCTTGCTATCAAAAAGCAACACCCTAGTCTCGATATAAGATTTGTATTTGAAAATAGTAGACGTAAGTTAAGAAAGGGTGCAAAGTCTAGCTATGCTGAGTGGTGTATAAGATATGGTTTCAGATATTATGACCGTATCATACCTGAAGAATGGCTAAAAGAAAAAGGAAAAAATAAACATCCTAAGTTTATAAAGTTTACTGGTAGTAAAGTGAGAAGGAGTTAGTCATGAAACAAGAGAGTATAGACAGAGAAGATTTTATGTTACGGATAAGACCCACTGTAGATAGTGATGGTTCTTGGAACGGTGAGATTGATGTTGCAATAATAAGTCAACCTGACAATACATTATCTGATGAAGATTATTTTCAAGTTATGCACTTTTGTAAAATGATAGCTTCAACCATACCTGTTATGGAGATGTATGAGGATTTTCGTAATCTAGTTCATAAATTTGTAGAAGAAAGGGTTGACAGACACTACGATGTTGAGTTAGAAAATAAACCTACTATTACTCAAGAGGAAGGTAATGTAGTTAGAATAAACTTTGACTCAAAAACGAAAGGAAATGCATAGTGACCAGTTATAAAAACATCATGGAAAAGATTGAAAAAGCAGAACGGATAGGCAAAGAGGTATACGGTAAGGTAGATATGGTAAATGACCCACCACATTATAATGGTGGTTCTATCGAGTGTATTGATGCTATTCAAGCGGCTCTTACACCTGTAGAGTTTAGAGGTTACTGCAAAGGTAACAATCTAAAATACACATGGAGAGAAAACTACAAGGGTAAAAATCAAGACTTGCGTAAAGCAGCGTGGTATCTTGACAAACTTTTAGGAAGCATAGACAATGATAAGAGTTAAGATATTTCTTACATTAGATGTTGACCCTGAAGAATATCCTGTACCTGCTGACGAAAATGTTGCAGAGGAACTAGAAGAAAGTATACAGGAATATCTTTATGATGTAGAAGGAATAAAAATTCGTAATATAAAAACAATGCAGGAGTAAAAAATGATAAGCAACTATTTACCTACAGACTATCAAAACTTTATCGCTCTGTCTCGCTATGCAAGATGGAAAGAAGATGAGCAAAGGCGTGAGACATGGCCTGAAACAGTGTCACGTTATTTTGATTACATGACTGTTCATCTAAAGAAGAAACACAAGTACACCCTTGCTGATGAGTTACGTGCAGAATTAGAAACTGCCGTTCTTGACCAGCATATTATGCCAAGCATGAGAGCCTTAATGACATCTGGTCCTGCCCTTGACCGTTGTCATGTGGGTGGATACAATTGTTCATACGTGCCTGTGGATAGCCCACGTGCGTTTGATGAAGCAATGTACATACTCATGTGTGGCACAGGTGTAGGCTTCTCTGTTGAACGTCACAACATTGAGAAGCTACCAATCGTCAACGAAGATATGCATCACACAGATACTATCATTAAGGTTGGCGATTCACGTCCGGGCTGGGCCAAGTCACTACGGGAACTTATTGCTATGCTGTACGCTGGTCAGATTCCTAAGTGGGATGTATCAGAGGTACGCCCCGCAGGTGCAAGGCTCAAGACATTTGGTGGTAGAGCCAGTGGCCCAGCCCCTCTTGAAGACTTGTTTCACTTTATTATCAACAAGTTTAAAGGTGCGACAGGACGTAGGTTATATCCTATTGAATGTCACGACATTATGTGTAAGATTGGTGAAGTTGTAGTTGTAGGTGGAGTAAGACGTAGCGCACTTATTAGCCTATCCAATCTTAATGATGACCAAATGCGCCACGCTAAATCTGGTGTATGGTGGGATGAACCAGAGAAAAACATTAAACGGGATGGTCAACGGGCTTTGGCTAATAACTCTGTAGCGTATAAAGAGAAGCCAGAGATGGGTACATTTATGCGTGAATGGCTTTCCCTGTACGAATCACATTCTGGTGAGCGTGGCATCTTTAATCGTCAGTCAGCAAAGACACAGGCGGCAAAGAATGGACGCAGGGATGCTGAACAGGACTTTGGTACTAACCCTTGTTCTGAGATTATCCTACGCCCCAATCAGTTCTGCAATCTCTCTGAAGTTGTAGTACGTGCTGGTGATTCAACAGAAACGCTTAAAGAAAAAGTGCGATTAGCAACTATCTTGGGTACGTTCCAATCAACACTAACTAACTTCAAGTACCTTCGTTCTGTCTGGAAAAAGAATACAGAGGAAGAAAGATTGCTTGGCGTGTCTCTGACAGGTATCATGGATAATGAACTGACATCAGGAAAGTCAGCTAAGTTAGGCAAGAACATTGGTCAGATGCTTGAAAATCTACGTGACACAGCGGTTGAAACAAACAAATCTATCGCAAAGCAATTAAGTATTCCTGTGTCTGCTGCAATCACTTGTGTAAAGCCATCAGGCACTGTGTCACAGCTTGTAGACAGCGCAAGTGGTATTCACTCAAGGCATAGCCAGTATTATATCAGAACTGTACGTGGTGATAACAAAGACCCACTTACAGAGTTTATGAAGGCTCAAGGTATTCCCAACGAACCAGATGTAGGCAAGCCAGAAAGTACAACCGTGTTTAGTTTTCCTGTTAGCGCACCACTTAATGCTATTACACGGGATGATATGACAGCAATTGAACAGCTTGAGTTGTGGCTTATGTACCAGCGTTACTGGTGTGAACACAAACCATCCGTAACAATTAATGTCAAGCCTAACGAATGGATGGAAGTAGGTGCATGGGTGTATGATAACTTTGATGAAGTGTCAGGTGTCAGTTTCTTGCCCTATGATGGTGGCACGTATGCACAAGCCCCGTATCAACAGATTGATGCTGACAAGTATAAAGAGACAAAAGCAATGATGCCAAAAGCTATTGATTGGACTTTGCTTTCAGAGTTTGAAAAGGAAGACACTACATCAGGTGGGCGTGAGTTAGCTTGCACTGCAGGAGTTTGTGAAGTAGTTGACTTAACTGCTGCATAATGATAGAATGTAGTGGATTGGATTTGTTATGGTGGCAGTGGTGGTTACTTATAATGATTACAACAAACACCGTGCTTAACTTAGTTGTGTTCTTTAAACACAGATTTAGAAAGGAGAAGATATGAAACAAGAAATGATAGATGTTTTACGTGAACATGCAAAGGCTAACATAAATTTACACAAGGCAAATATAAATGTGTATTTAAAAAATCCATCAGGTATAGGTGAACACTCTGATATTATGGAAGCTATGCAAGCAGAGTTAGATAAGATGGCTATGCATGAAGATAGACTAGAGATATTAGATACATATTTTGATGGGTATGAAGTTTAAAAGGAAGGAGATGATGTTTAATATGTTTAGTAATACAAAGATAAAGTTAGAAAACTACACTAAAAAAGAACCTGTTTTTCAGGATGGAGAATACTGGTATGTGCAACCGGGAGATGGCAATAGACGTAGAGTTGCGTCACATGCAAAAAAGAATACAACCAGAATGTTTGTTAACGGTAAGTATATTCCTAAGACGCATCCATTACACAAACCCGGCAGATACAAGTCATTAGATGACGCTTGGTCACACAACAAGATTGAGTCTGTTAATGAGGGTGAGGTTTACGCTATAGGAAATAAAGCGTGGCCTGAGTGGATAAAGATTGGTAAAGCTGTTGATGCTGAAGACAGATTAAACGGCTATCAAACATCCTCTCCCTTCCGTGATTACTTTATTATAACTAAAGTAGGTACAAAGAACAGGCACGATGCAGAGCGTAAAATGCATAGGCTGTTTGAAGAAAAAGCAGAAGAACGGAGTAACGAATGGTTCAAGATTTCCCAATCAAAACTCATGGAGTTGTTTGATGGATTTAGAGCAGCAAGCTAAACAGTGGATAAAAGAGAAATATAAAGACATGGAGATGAATGAATATCAACGTAAGTCAATTGAGTTTGCCATCTATCCAGCCACGCACAGGATACTTTATCCTGCGCTTGGTTTGGCTGGTGAAGCAGGTGAGGTTGCTAACAAGGTAAAGAAGTTTATCAGGGATGGTGCTGACAAGGAAGCATTTGAAGTAAAAAAACTTGAAATAGCAGCGGAGATTGGTGATGTTCTATGGTACTGCGCTAATCTGGCAAATGACTTGGGTATCAATCTTTCTGATATTGCTAGTGAGAATTACTCTAAACTGTCAGGACGAAGTAAGCGAGGCACACTTGGGGGTGATGGAGATAATAGGTAGGATACTTATGTATCTTATATTAGGTGTTGTAGCTATGTGGTTAGGTTACGTAATTAGCATGGCTGTCATTAACACTGTGTGTGATTGCATACGTACAGGGCCAGAAGACATTATAGATTGGATAAAAAAAGAGGGGGCTTAATTGCCCCCTTGTTTATTTAAACTTTTTCTTTCGTCTTTTCTTTTTCTCTGCTTGAGATAAAGCATATTCAAATGCACCATCATCTTCTATTGTTCTGCCGTTGTTTTCTATTTTATACACCTCTTCTATACGCAATCTCTCAGAAGAACCAACCGTGTTATAATATATAGTTTTGAATCTACGCTGTCTTTCTTTATCAGTCATTCCACTATTCATACGGTCTGGGTCAAGAACAAGTTTACGTGCTTTTGTTCTAAAACCATTTATTTGTTGTCTTAAATATTCTCTCTTTAATTTATCTGTTGGTATAGACTTATATTCCTTGCTTGCTAAATAACTAGCAATTTGTCTTTCCATGTACTTACCCATTAATCCTTTTGCCTCATTAGACAATGGTTTACCTAACTGTATATTACGTGGTGCAAGTTCGTAGTAATCAAAACCTAATCTGTCTAGTTCACGTTCTGCAAATGTTTTCTGTGGCTTATAAGTTAAACCAGTAAGCTGTTTAACAAATGGATTAATATATCGCATACCACCAGAACGTGTTGGACTTTGTGCTATTGCGTCTCGCTGTGGGCCAATGCCTGTCATACCAAAGAAACCATCTGCACCGGGGTCAACTGTCTGTGGAAAAGAACGTGTAGCTTGTTTTAGCATATAGGGTAAAAACTCTACATCAGTGTTGTCAGGAACTTTACGGAAGTCTGGGTCAACAGTAGCCGCTAAATCTTTTAGCACACCTGCGCCTACTGTAAATGAATTTAAATAACCGCCAGCAAATCTGAATACATTTTCTAAAAGAATTTCTGCTTTTTTACCCTCTTGACATCCTTA